GTGTATAGTGTCGAGCTGTACCACTCCTTGTGCTTCTGACGGATGGTAGAGGACAGGGCCTCCTCTGCATTCTTGACCGGGTCGTCTATGATGGCCAGATTCGCGCCCTTCCCTGTGATGGGGCCTCCTATACCAGCAGTCTGCATCCCACCCTGTCGCTTATAGATATCCCATCTGGACGCAGATGCGCTATCAGGGCTGATCCTAACAGGCAGAGGGAAGATGGTCTCCCCATATTGGCTCAGAATTGACCTAGCCCTCCTGCCCCACTGGGCCGCGAAGTCTGACTCGTATGAGGCCAGAATGACACGATTATCGGGGTTCATCCCTATGTACCATGCCGGGGTATACATAGAGGCGAACTCACTCTTGCCATGACGGGGAGGCATTGTGATCATTATCCGTCTGGTCTCGCCCCTGACCATTCTCAGGATGGCGTCATTGATCACCATCAGGTGAGGCGCGGGCTGCCACTTGCCGTTAGAGATCACAGAGGCGAATCCGGCTGGGCTGGTCTGGGCGAGCACCCTCTCCAGAGCGGCCAGATTAATTGCCTCACTCACGCTTAAGCATCCCCTCTAGGATCTTCTGGGCTCTGGCCACCAGCTGCTCCTCGGACATGTCGGTTATCCTGCCATGTATGCTGACGTTCTCCGTGGACTCGCCATGCTCCAGACGACTGATCTTTGTGCCTATCTCGACCAGTTTCGCCACCTCTGCTGGAGTGAGGTTCACAGGCCTGCCCTCATCAATATCAGTCTGCCACTCTGTGAGCTGGGCCTGAGCCACGTCCAGAATGGTATTGGATATCGCTATGCGCTTCTCTGATGCCAGAACCCTTGAGTCCTTGGTCTCGACTAGGACTATAGCGTCCATTCTTCTGTCAAACGCGAGCGCCCTGTCCTTCCACTTATGGATCCCACTCCATCTGCGAAGAGCCCGCAGCCTCACCGCAGACTCCCCGCACATGATATCCAGAGATCTCTCTGAGGGTTTGGCATCCCTGTATAACTGAAATGCCTCCCATGCCGCGCCTGTCTCAGTGGGTAGTCGATCCCAGATCTCAGGAGCATCCTCTGTCATTTTATGGTCACCAGAAATTTCTTCTGAACATTTATTCCCTTGGATTTGCAGAGTGCGGTCAGGCTGTTCATTATCTCTAGATCCACTATGGTTTTCCCCTCTCTGCGCAGCTCCGCGAGGCTAGAGTCAACAGAGGGGCGAAAGTGCGAGGCGATTTTATCTCTGACACTATAGGCATGGAATGACAGGCAGTCCATACTGCGGTCAGATTCACGGGACTCATATCTCAGGACAGCCGATCTGTGAACAGATACACCTCTGCACATGGACTCCACCATGACTCGAATGTCTGGATCCTGCCTGAGTTTAGGCAGGACTAAAAAGACATCCTCCTCAGTAATCCCGTCGGGGAGCGCAGACATATAGTGAGTGATGCGCACCCGAAAAATAAATAGTTTCAGTCTATGCGTCTGATCTGGTAGACGACCTCGCACTCTATGCCGTCTTTTTTCAGTGAGTGGACTACCTGCTGCATGCGTCGGGGGTGCACCATGACGCGTCTGCCCTCTTTTACCTTATCGACCAGAGTCTCGAGGGAGTCGCCCAGAACCTCCATGAGGAGCAGCTCCCTCACTCTGGCTAGGTATTTCAGGCCCTCGAGCCTGCGCAGAGGAGTCCCATGACTGTGCAGGTGATGGGCAGCCTCGTCTGGAGACATCCCTGAGATCAGGGCCTTGTCTATCTCCTTGGCATCAATGTCCTCTGTGAACAGGGGGATCTTCTCTGCGACCCACTCTGGATCCTGAATCGACATCAGATACTTAATTCCCAGACCGGGTATCATACTCACTCCGGCCTCTCTGCGATCAGGGCTGCCAGCAGAATGAGGTAGTTCCGCGCGTCGGCTATCCTCTGTGAGAACCCCTCCTTGGCCCCTGTGCCACCATATCCCAGTCGTGTGCTCGAGTCGTGGGCCGACTTGGCAATGGCCTGCACATGCTTCATGAGCAGGACTACGCAGACGTCCTCTGGGCTCATACTGGTGGCCATGGCCGTCGCCTTGAAATTGCTCAGGCAGTCGCTATTGACTGCGTATTCCTTCCTCTTACCTATGAGGAGCGCTCGCTCCTCTGATTCAAACTCCGTTAGGAGTTTCTCGAACGTCTCTACATCCATAGCAGATCTCTACCCTCCATATCTTATCTGAGAATTTAGTCACGCGGATCCCTCTGGCCCCGCACCTCTGCAATATACCCATCCTAGTCCCGACTGCGTGGGTGGTCAGGTCAAGAGCCTCTGAGATATATTTGGCCCTGAAATACGCCCTGCCCTCCCTCACCTCTTTCGCTAGGTAGTCACTGATTCTCTTTGTGACCTCTGGGTGCGCATTAATGCCTATACCTGCGGAATCCAGTTTGCTCATCCCTCGAACACCGTCTTGAGCTCACCCCAGTTGGGGCCTGCCTGAATCTCAGCCGTGAATGGCACGACTGTCTTGAATGGCACACGATGCATCTCCTCTTTGGTGATCTCCACTGCTCGGGACTTGTCGCTGGCCCTCACCTGAAAGTAGAACCCGTCGTGCACATGCGGCCAGAGCTTCACAGGGATGCCCAGTACGTCCAGCCTCTCAATGATTCGCATGTATGCCAGAATGGTCATATCGCTGACCGCAGACTGAACTGGGAAGTTCACGGCCTGACGCATGATCTCTGAGGCGTGGCGCTTGTCGATGACCAGAGGGAATCTCCTCTTGCGCCCGAATATAGTCGAGACCTCCTTCTCCCTCATGACTAGGGCGTGCTGTCTCCCGATCCACTCCTTGACCTTGGGCATCATCTTATAGAACTCCCTGACGTAGCCCTCGGCCTCACGCAGACTGACACCCAGCTGAGGAGCGATAGACTGAGGCGACCGGCCATATATCATGCCGAATGCAATAGTCTTGGCCGCCCTCCTCTTAATTGAGCGCTCCTCCTCTGACATGGCGTCGAGCTGAGCATCGGTCAGGCTGAATAGCTTCTTCGATATTGCCCTATGGATGTCGGTCTCGCTCAGGGCCTGAATCAGTGACTCGTCCTCTGCGAGGTGGGCTACCATACGAATCTCAGCCTGACTGTAGTCCGCCGCGATAAGCACGTAACCCTTATCCGCGATAAAGATTCGTTTGATGGCCTTCCGCCGGGGCATCCCATGTATATTGGGATCAGTGCTGGACAGCCTGCCAGTGCGGGTGCCATGCAGACGATATCTGGGGCGGATACGGCACTGATCGTCCATAATTGCGATGTATCCATCATGATACGCTCCATACTGCTTCGAGAGGAGACGATGCCTCACCATCAGTCGCGGGAACTCGTGCTGCTGAGCCAGCCAGTATAGCATATACGTGCCGGTCGAGCGGGCCTTCGTCCCAGACTTGACGTTCTGAGTCCTCCAGAACTCCTGAGCCTCCTCGTCAGGTACCAGAGCGGTCTCTGCGGCGATGGTCTCATTGGCCACGATCCCGTTCGCATCGCATGGCATAGTCTGGAGCCCCAGAGTGTCGAATAGGAACACGTTTATCTGGCGAGAGCTCCTGAGATTCAGCTCCTCTGCGCCCGGGAATTTCCTGAGCTCAACCTCTATGGCCATAATCTCCGCCAGCCACTCCCTGCCCAGCTTCTCGAGGTACTTGGTATCGACGAGCATACCATCCATCTCGAATCGCACGAAGTGCCTGACCGCTGGGATCAGGATATTGTCGTGCACCCATGACACGTCGTCCTCTCGCATCTCTGGCCCGAGGGTCTGATGGAGGCGCATCGTGTAGTATGAGTCGGCCCCGTTATAGCGCATCACTCTGGAGCGGAAGTCGCTGCTCCAGTCGTCGGCACTCATGGCCATCGATGACTTGCGCCCGTCCTCCTCTGTGGATCTCACCACTGCCGCGTAGTCAGGGGCACGGAAGTATTTGGTCGCCAGACGTTTCAGGCCATGTGATCCCTTGCGCTCGTCCAGACAGTAGGACGCCAGCATCGTATCCGATGCGATATCGACCGGCATGCCATTCTCCCAGAGCCACTGAAGATCGAACTGCCCATTGTGGAACACTGCCCTCACCCCTCTCAGGGCCTCGGCCATCTGCTCCCTCTGCCTAAGAGTGGTGTTATACCAGTCAATCACCATCGTATCGAGGTTCTCGAAGGTGAATGACGCAGACAGGATCTCCCCTCTACGAGGGTCTAGGCCCTCGGTCTCGAGGTCTATGGAGACAAGTCGCCCATGCTGTTTCTCGACTGCGATCCGATTGAGTAGGTATATGAATTTCTCTGAGGAGTCCACCATGATGAACTTGTCATAGGGAGGCTGAACCACAGGGGGAGAGTCCTCCTGAGTCATCCGATACGCCAGCTCGAGGTCGTCTGCGAGATCCTGAAACCCCTCTGGGTCACGGAGCACCCCTGCGGGGTGGAGGGATGGAATGATGCCCACTATGTTCCCACTCGGGAGCTCGATCTCCTCATACATGCCCCTCCTCTTGGTTATCCCAGTCCTACCTCCGAGCAGGGACGAGAGGGCAGTATTGCCTAGGGCCACGATGATGCTGGGCCTGACACTCTCGACCTCTGAGATTAGTCGGTCATGGCACGCGACCACCTCTACAGCCTTGGGAGCCCTGTTCATAGGTGGTCGGCAGCAACAGGCGTTGGTATAGTAGACACGACTGGTATCAATGTGTAGGGCGGTCAGGATCTCCCTCAGGAGCTTCCCAGACCTGCCCACGAATGGCCTACCCTGAGCGACCTCCTCATAGCCCGGGGCCTCCCCGATCACCATCAGGTCTGGCTGATCGTCGAGACCGTAGCCTCTGACATGTCTCTCTCGATCTAGGGTGCAGGACTTACAGTCCCCATAGATCGCCTTGGACGCCATCCTCACCCCACAGAGCAGTCATGCTCTCACGTTGTGGCCCATCTGACATATATCTTATGGGTATCCCCAGACGGAGCTCTATAATAGCCATGATATCACGCCACGAGCCTGAGTCGAGACCTCCATGAATGTCAATGTACGGGACAGTCCCGAGGTATTCAGCCATATCCATATGGGTGATCGCCAGACAGTCTACCCCATTGGCCCTGACCACGCGCTGGAGTCGAGACAAGTCCAGTACCCCGATCTTTCTCGGCCTCCCTGTGGTCACCCCGTATTCGCCTCCCCGCTCCCTGATGTATTCCTCCTCCTCCTTGGTGAACCCGGGCACGAATGGGCCTGCCCCTATCCGAGTGGAGTATGGTTTCATGACCCCAATCACTGTGCGGATCTCTCTCGGGTCGAATCCGGCTCCAGAGTAGATCCCTCCGATCCCACAGCACGACGACGTCACGAATGGGTACGCCCCATGATCGATGTCCAGCTCTGCGCCGTGGGCGCACTCGAAGAGGATATTGTGATCGCTCTTCTCCCAGAGTGCCAGTAGGTCTGGGACGTCTGAGATGCAATTAATCAGCCCGACATCCTTCATGGCCTTCCTGACCCCGGATAGCCAGACGTAGAGAGAATCCAGATCCCTCCCGGGCCGGGCCGATGCCAGCCTGTGGGCGCATGCCCTGAGTGAGGTCACATCTCCGAGGAAGTCATCCAGACGGATCCCTGCCCTGAGATATTTGTCAGCATAGGTCGGGCCATTGCCTGTCTTGGTCGTCCCGATTGCCACCTCTCGCGCACTCTCTGCTGCTCCATCCTCTGCGATGTGACAGGGACAGACGAGATGACATCCGGCATCAATATAGAGGCGACGAGTGTCCAGATGCACCTCTGAGATCTCCTTGATGAGCTTCTCGGGGTCAATCACCATGCCACCTCCCATCACGCACTTGGTGTGCTCCTGATAGACTCCAGAGGGGAGTTGGTGGACTGCCCCTCTAGTCCCATTCGGCAGAGGTATAGTATGCCCCGCATTGGGGCCACCATTGAATCTCACCACAGAGTTGGCCCCTGCCGCTATTGTGTCCACCACTCGACCTTTGCCCTCGTCTCCCCACTGGAGGCCCATTACCATCACTGCGGGCATACTGGTCTCCCGTATCGGGCATAGCATCTCCATCGGTCAAGATTGAGGTCGAGTAGATCGAGGTCGATCACTGACGGCTGAAAGTCGAGCTCTATCCTCGGCCTATCGCAGTCACCTAGAAGCCTGCCAGCCTGAGTCCAGATCGCGGCGCATCCTGAGTCCACACCACGGATGCGATCAGGAACCTCTACTGAAGTCCAGTAGGCCTCTGAGGGGTCGTCGCCCAGCATGCCAAGCAGGTGGATATCAAGATCACTCTCGATCAGGCCCGGTACTCTCAGTATAGCCTCTGATCTGTGATGCGTCATGCCCTCGAGGAACTTCGTTATCCCGATTGCACGCAGACCCCAGTCGTCAGCCTTGTCCACCATGCGGGTGGCGCACTTCACCCAGTCGTCGAGATCCCTGCCCTGAGGGATGCCCATATAGGAGGCCCCGCATTCCCCTCTGGGAGTCCTCACGGCGTCCTCGTGCATCCTCAGGGTGGTCGCCGAGTCAAATATTTTGTCTGGCAGGGTCATCTCAGTGACTCTGATCCGGGTTGCCCTCTGGAGCAACTCCTCGAATGGCAGTGACTTTCCTGTCTCCACTACTCCATTGTCCATGAGCACGAATGAGCCTCTCTCCGCCTGCTCCTCGAAGAACCCCTGATACGCATAGGAGTCCAGAAGGTGGGCCAGACACATATGATAGTTCCCTCTTCTCTCTCTGTGCATCATCGGGATCGGCAGGATGGTTGCGATTCTTAGATCTGACATGATGGACACCTCTCGATTACGCTCTCGCCAGAGCCTCCCCTGTAGACTGTGATCCCCTTGCACCCGGCATCATACGCACCGAGGTAGATCCCCGCGATGTCCTCAGGGGTGAAGTCGGGTGGGAGGTTGATGGTCTTCGAGACTGAGCTGTCGATATACCTCTGCACTCTGGCCTGAACCAGAATATGCTCAGACGGTAGGACGTCCATAGCGGTCACCATGAAGTTCTCGCCATCACGATACAGAGGGTGAGACATGTCATGCTCCCCTGTGGCGTCCTTCCGTCTGGAGTGGAATGCGAACACTGGTTCGATCCCGCTCGAGACCCCCGCGAGGATGCTCGTCGTCCCAGTTGGGGCCTGAGTCAGGAGTGCAAGATTACGGATGCCGTGCTGGGCGATCTCATTCCTAATCTCCTGTCTCAGGGTCTTGATGAATCCTCCCTCTAGGAATCTTTCATCGTATCCCGGGGCGGGGCCGATCTCCTGAGCGAGGTCGATACTATGGGAGTAGGCCACATCTCTGATCATAGAGAATACCCTATCGATCTCGTCCAGACTCCTCTGAGACCCATAACGGATGCCCTCGAGTATGAGCAGGTCTGCGAGGCCCATGACCCCTAGCCCAACGCGACGACATGTCGCCTGCTCGACCTCTATCTTGGGGTCTATGATCGGACTCTCGTCTATGACCCGGTCAAGGAATGATATAGCCGCCCTGATATGCCACTCGAGTTGGAACCAGTCGAGATCCCCGTTCTTCTCATTCCAGAGGGCTGGCAGGTTAATCGCCCCGAGATTGCAGCACCCATTCTCTGGGAGTGGCTGCTCCCCACAGGGGTTGGTACAGGAGATGCGGGAGCGATACCATGTATTGGACATACTCTGGCATCTGTCGAGGAAGACCACGCCCGGGCTCCCGATATCGTGCGCAGACTTAGACATGTCGCTCAGCATGTCATGCGCAGGAATGGAGTCATACTCATTAATATCATGAGGCCAGACTGTGATCCCGCCATCCCACTCCTTATTATACTCGGGGCAGGTCGTCACAGGGAACATGGTGTGCCACATACCTCTGGATCTGACCTTCTCGATGAAGGCGTCTGATAGCGCCAGAGAGAAGTTGGCCCGCCTGAACCTCTCGCGGATGCGAGCGAAGTCTGGGGCGTCCGGATGCCAGTCGTTGAGCATGAACATCAGTGCCGCAGTCCTTGAGCCTCCCTGACGGATCTGGTCTGCGAGCCCATCCGCACCTCTCATCCAACAGTTGGGGCCTGATGACGTGCCGTCCACTCCATGAATATAGGCCCCGCTGGGGCGCAGGACTGACCAGTTGATGCCAACTCCCCCACCTCTGGAGTTGATCTCCACCATGCGAGACATCGTGTGCATAATCGCCACACGACTGTCACGACCATGGCTGCCTGTGATCCCATGAATGCCGAGCACGAAGCAGTTATAGAGGGTGGCCGCGCTCCTGCCTCCTGCACCTGTCAGGACTCTGCCACCCGGCAGGAATCCGAACTGGGACATGGCCTCTCTGAATTTGGTCGCCTGACTGGAGTCTCGCCCGATAGCGCTGGCCACTCTGGAGAACATCGTGTCCAGATCAGTCTCAAGTGGTCGGCCATCCGGTCGTCTGAGGGCATACCTGTCGAGGAATATCGCCTGCCTCTGGGCATTCATGGGCATGATCTGATTCAGGTTCATAGTATCGCCTTGGGCTGGAATACGATGTCCGCCCCGAACATGGCGAAGTTGGCCACGTCTGCGAATTCATCTGCTACGTCGTCAGCAGTCTTGCTGTTATTCTTGCGCATGTATTCTAGCGCCTGCTCGAGCTCTAGGATCTCGCGTTTCATCTTCGCAAGAACCTCCTCTAGAGACATATTCTCCCATCCGCCCTTACGGGCATTCAGGAGGAGTTTCCGCTCCATTCTTCGATAGAATGCGGATAGAGGGCCATACTGGATTCCAAACCTCGGGTATCTCCACTCGACGGTCTTACCCAGCCGCCACGCCAGCATGATCTCATTGGCCGTGCTGTTGCCGATATAGCCATCGGGGTTCACAACGTAGATGCCATGGCTGACGCGGATCTTGTCCTGATGCAGGACGTCGAATGCGGCCTTCTGGCCCGAGGTAAATTTCAGGCCATCCGCATGCATGAACCCGCCGACTGAGAACGTGGCGATCCCTCTGCTCTCCAGCTCCAGAAGGGCCTTCTCGGTCTCCTCCTTGAATCTGGTCGATCCGCAGACTGTTATAATCTGCACAGGATTGTCCTTCCGGGTGCAGATGTCATCTCGAGTCACTACTGCACCATGATTGGGATCCTCGCTCACTCTGGCCTCTGTGGCCATAGTCATTCGCTTCAGAACCTCCTGAGCGAGCATCTCACAGGACTTGTCGCCAAACTCGCATATCGGGGCGATATCGTGCACCACCCTCTCGAGCTCCTCTCTGGCGTCGTGGAATTCGATCTCCCTGTCCGGGTCGTCAACCGGGATGAATACCTCGAACCGGAAGCTATGCAGATGTCGCTCCCTGAGGTAGGCCCTGTGCTCTGGGGCCAGAGGCCATCGATGCCAGCCCGGGGCCTCTATGGCTACCCTGACGTCAATCATCGCGTGCGCCTCCGATCTTAATGAGCTCGAGGAATTCATTCCTCGTCTTCTCGTCGTCCTTGAACATACCACGCATGGCACTGGTGATCGTCTTAGTGCCCGGCTTATTAATCCCGCGCATGGTCATACAGGTGTGCTCGGCGACTATGATGACGCCCACACCTCTGGGTTTGATGTGCTCCATGAATGCATTAGCGATGTCAGAGGTGAGTCTCTCCTGTAGCTGGAGCCTGCGTGCGTAGCACTCAATCAGTCGTGGGATCTTGCTGATACCCACAATGCGGCCCTCTGGGATATACCCGACATGGGCCTTGCCGATGAACGGGAGCATATGGTGCTCGCACATTGAGTACAGAGGGATCCCTCTGACGATGACCATCTCGTCGCTCACCGACTCGAAGGTTCTTGACAGGATCTCCGCCGGGTCGCACTCGTATCCACAATATAGTTCATCCATTGCGTCCGACACTCTGGCCGGAGTATTGAGCCTCGCCTCCTGATCGATCTCAGGTGAGATCAGTTCCAGAAGGCGGTGAATTGCATTCTCTTTAGACTCCACGTCTGTCACCCCATATTAGTCTGTGCAGCTGAGGCATGAACCTCACCCTCTCGGGTAGGAGCACGTCGCGGGCCACCCTCTCTGCCAGAGCTCCGAACCCGAATGTATAGGCGTGCCCATCGCAGTCGTAGCCGGGCTGAATTACGAAATCCAGATCCGGGAAGGTGCGGGCCAGACTGCGAGCATCCTGATAGTCCTGATCAGTGAAGACCACGAATTTGAGCTGGACTCTGGATCGAGTCATAGCACTACTGATCGCAGCACTCACTCTGGGGAAGTCCTCTCCAGAGGATATCTTGGGACAGATAGTTATCAGATCAACCATGGCGAGCCAGTATGGGAGCACTGTCCCCTGAGTCTCCACATGTACTGTTCTATTGTCCTGTTTGAGCAGGTCAACCAGTTCTCCGAGGTCATGGATGCACGGATTACCACCTGTGAGGACGACAAGTCGCGCACTCGCATCCTGCACTCTCTTCAGAATCTCCCTCGGGGTCATCTGATCCACCCCATCCAGACTCCACGAGTATTTCGTGTCGCACCATGAGCAGTGGGTATCGCATCCTGCGAATCTCACGAATGCTGCCCTCATGCCAGAGAAAATGCCCTCACCCTGAAGTGTCGGGCCGAATATCTCCACTACTGGCAGTCGCAGTTCCGGCATGGGGACGCCTCCGTGATGTATTCTGCGAATGAATTCGGGGTCTCCCACAGTCTGATACTGTCAAGATACACAGGCCCCACGAGCGCCCCTACTAGGGGGAGCATCTCCAGCCCGAAATTCAGGGCCATGTTCTCAGCAGTCGGGGCATAGTCGAGAACCTCATTCAGGACTTTGTGGTCTACCCTGTCGATGATCTTGGTTCTCACCACATCCGAGAGCACTGAGAAATCCACGACCATCCCAACCTTGTCGTCGAATCTGCACGTGGGCATCCCCAGCGTCACCTGTAGCCTATATGTATGCCCATGCATCCCTGCGCACTTACCAGAGTGACCCGGGATGAAGTGCGCAGAGTCGAAGGTGAATTCCTTAGTCACTCGGATTGCTGGGCTCATTGGTCACCACCGTCTGCTTTGCAATGAATTCATCCACATCTTTTCTCTCAATTCTCCATTGCCGGGTTAGTTTGTAACCCCTGAGTCTTCCGTCCCTAAGGAACTCGTGAATCGTGGCGACACTTACGTTCAGTCTCGCGGCGACCTCCTCTGGAGTATAGGACGGAGGCGTCTTTTCAGTTTTGTCCATTGTTCCCTCCTTTCAGTCTCTTTTCATGATAGGCTATTCGATTGCAATTGGCGCAGAGAACTCGGAAGCCGGACGGATAGCCATTCCGTCTCAGCCAATAATAGAATCTAGTGCTCCCTCCACTCCCGAGCTCTCTTCTCTGGAGGCCTCCGCCTCCACTTATATGATCTATTTCGAGAGCACGCGTATCAGAGAATCCGCAGAGTGCGCAATTTGGATCTCCTCCAGAATAGTGCCTCAATACTTCGGATCTTACTTTTTCCCGTTGCACTTTCTGACGTCTGGAGTTCTCCTTAGGATGGTTCTCTATCCATTTCCTGCAACTTTCTTTGGCACTAATCGCGGACGCCTCCGGATTGGATTCTCTCCATGTCTGAGAGTTACTCATACCCAATCCACCGCACGGGGAGTTGAACGCTCACACAACACCAGTCTATCTCTGGCACGAGTCATACCAACGTAAAACAGTCTAATAATCCTGTCTCGATGTTCTCTGGATACATATTCGGTATATCCTGCTGGCGACAAATCAGGGAATAGAATTACCTCGTCTGCCTCACCGCCTTTGACCGAGTGGATTGTGCCTACTATTACCCACGGCTCGACCTCCGGCCCATATTGATCTACCACTCGTAGTGTATACTGCCAGTCTCCGATTGCTCCAGTCATGCGCATGCGCTCGAACAGAACCGGATCCTGACTGATCACCAGATCCTGCGCATCGTCACTCATCAGGTCTGAGATCAGTTTCTCTGTGATGGGCTTGGCTCCCAGCTCTCTACAGGCCTCAATGAATATCGACTTGCACCCTCTGAAGAATGCCTTCTTCTCTGCGAGCACGGATGCCCATCTCGCAGCCTCGTATCCTGTCCAGTCTCTGTCGCCCACCATGAGACTCCTGACTGTCATCAGTGTCTTTCCCAGAGGGTTCCAGTGAGTGTCGGATCTCCGATATGGATTGTGAATCGGGATCCCCTCTCGTTTCAGGGCTGCTATGACGTCTGTCAGCATATATGAGCAAGAATTAAGCACCATAATGCTATGCCCGGGCTGGCCCACTCCCTCTGGTAGGATCATAGACTTGGCGTCTACCACCCTGTAGTCTGAGTAGTCGATCTCTCCCTCGTGGTCTCTCGGCTGGTATTCCTTGACCTTCCTGTATCTGGCAGCAGATATCCATCTGGTGGCCAGAGCATGGACTTGTCTCGGTACTCGGTACGACTGGGACAGAACCATCTCACGACTGGCTGGGATCTCGTAACTCAGGAATTTCTGAGGTATGGCCCCTGACCACTCATACAGATTCTGATCGTCGTCCCCCACTAGGAATCTGTGCCTGACGTCCCATGATCGAATAACCTCTAACTGTAGAGGTGTGTGATCCTGAGCCTCGTCCACGAATAGCACCTGCTGAGGCGGGAGGATCCCCGTATCTCTGCACTGCTCGAGCCATCCTGTGAAGTCCAGAAGGCCCGACTCTCTGCACCACTCCTGCCAGACTGAGTCCCACAGGGCCACCCTTGATGACCACAGAGACCTCTGGATGAGTTGCTGCCTCAGAATCTGGGAGTGCTCATAGAGCGTGATCCCTCCTCCTGCGAGCAGAACCTCGTCGAGGTTATCATCCTGATCGACTCCTCGAATAAGCCCCGGTGGTAGGCACTCTGACGATGCATAGTCTGGGTGCTTCTTGGCGAATTCCTTGACCTGAGACTCTGCTGGCTTGCCAGCCATCAGGGCTCTCTTGCACCTAGCGTGGAGAGTGGTGATATTCTCCTCTGGGATGGACAAGTCTCTGCCCATAATCTCCCTCACTGCTGCGCGGGTCATAGAGCATATCGAGATCTGATCAGCACCATACTCGTCTGCCAGAGACTGAGCCTTCTTGGCAATCCATGTGGTCTTCCCAGTCCCGGGCGGGCCATATACCCTGTATTCCTTGGGCGCTGCGACCTCAGTCATGTTTCACCTCTTTCTCAGAGATGCCCCACACTGATCTGATTGATCCATCAGCCACTCGGAATGACTTGGGCTCCATGCCTATACTGCGCATCCTCTGCGCCATAGTTGTTGAGTTCTGAGACTTAACTCCCCATCGGGTATTGCTCCTCTGGACGATGTCCAGAATAGCTATCCAGATCTTGCCCTCAGCCATGAATGGGCCGCTCATCGGGGCCTGATCTGTGACCTCTGGCATCACTCTCTGACTGAGGATGTAGTCCCCAATGAGTGAGCGCATCTCACCGGTTATCGTGGCCTCGTGCCCAGCGTCCTCATCTGTGGACTCCCTCAGGATGGCCTGAATTACCTTCTCATGAGAGGGTGACGTCTTGGCCGACCTCTTGGGCACTATGAATTTAGTCGCGTCTGCGATTGATGACTGAAATGCCACAGGGGATAGGAGCTCGGCAGTTGTCATACTGCAAGACCCCTCGTCGAATTCCATGATGCACTTGGGTTCATCCCCTGTGATCCTACGGATAGCCACCACATTGACTCCGAGCACCCCTGAGATCCACTCGAGACCGAACCCAGTCTGAGTCTCTGCCTTATCGACTGATCTGACAATCTGCTCAATCTCTGCCTCAGGTAGTGGTGGGTCATTCCTCTGATTCCATGCAATGAGTATCAGCGAGGTCTCGTCTGTTGTGAGCCCTCTAGACAGATACCTACCGGCGAGCCTTGTCGCCGACGAATTCCTTTCTCCCTCTGGAGCGCCGTTAATAAGCTCATCGTACCAGTTCCGACTGATCCTGATCTTCTTGGGGACTTGTCGCGTACCGAGGAGCTGAGTGATATCGAATTCGGCTATCTCTAGATCTCCTAGAGACCGTTTCTTCATCCATTCGTATTTCCTCCCAGACTTATGAATCGATGGCGGCGCGACTACGAATCCTCCCTGCGCTCGGATATCGACCTTGTGCAGGATCCCTGTCGCAGTCTTTACCGGATCCCCCTCTGGGTACCGATAATACAGATGCATTCCCCCTCCGCCTGTTTTCACAGTCGGAGTTTTCGGCAGATCCTCGTATGGAAATCCCGCCTTCTTTAGGGACGCCAGACCCTCTGGCCCGTCTATATCGAGAACCATGATCCCCGATATCGGGCCTGTCACTATGCCCACACTGCTGGGCGGTGACTTCTCTGAGAAGCACTCCCTCAGTTCGTCTGCTGTCAGGCGAGTAGTCTGATTCGCCCGCCATGTGATTCTTGGGTGCTTCCCGGGTGATTTGCATCTCGCGCTCCCGCATGAACACAGACCGTCGGCCCTGATAACGTGGACTGGGATTACTGAGAACCCCAGCGCTTCGTATTTCAGTGCCTCCTCGAGCATCTAGGACACCCCTAGAACGGGATGTCGCCGCCCTTCTTCTTGACCGGCCCCTTAGAGGCTGCTCCCTTGTTGATAATAGGCCCCTTGGTGGTCGCAGTCGGTTTGCCCGCCGGGAGGACGTTCTCGATACGGTTGACCTCCATATCCTCGTCATTCCTGCGGTTCTTGATGGTCTGCTTGGTTACTACGAGGATCGCAGTCTTGCCGACGAGTTTGTCGGTATCAACATCAACCTCTCCACTGTGGCCGAAGGCCTCGAGGTGGCTCTTGAGTCCAAATAGGGCGTGCTCCTGAAGAGACGTATATGACCGGAGCTCTGACCCGGCGAAATCCCCGTCGAGCAGTTCCCACGTCCATGTGAGCATCGGGTTCCCAGACTGGGAGTCTCCCTCTTCGATCTCGATCACTTTTGCTCTGTATCGGCCCGGCTCGACTACTGCGCGTGCTGTTCCGATCTCATCCAGATTAAGGTTCAGTTTTACCATTTTAGTTCCCTCCGATAATTGATCTGGCTGCTATAATCCCTGACGTCGCCGCAGCTATGAACGAGTCGAGGTATCCTGATGCGTTACCGATTACATAGAGGCCCGGAACCTCTGCTACCTCCCAGCCGGGAGTGATATTCACTCGAGGGGAGTAGTATTTGACCTCAGGGCCATAGACGTAGGACTTGTCGCTCACGACCCCCGGCACTATGCCATCCAGACTGTATAGATAGTCCTGATAGTCTGAGAGCAGGTCTTCGACTGCCTGAAGTCCGAGTCCAATATCTACCCCGCAGCGGGCCTGATGATTGGTCACCACTGGATTCAGCGTGGGTAGCATCTCACCCGGGGCGGTGGCCCTGCCACTGATGAAGTCCGTCACCCTCTGGATAGCGGTATGCCCTCCGGCCATGAGATTAATTGTTCTGGCCACACCTCTGACTGTCTCCTGAGGGTTCTGCGCCATCTCAGTCGTGATCTTGGACATAATGGCACAGTTAGACGAGTTGCTCCTGTGCTTCGGATCGAGGAATGAGTGGCCATTCACATTCCGTATCCCCAGACTGGCGTGGTTCTCGTTCACGACGTAGCCATGGTGATTGCAGCAGAATGATCGCAGGCGTCCCTTCTCCATCTTCCAGTCGTAGAAGACGTCGAACAGGGGTGCGAGCACGTCTGACGCGGTCTCGAGTCTGATGGCAATCCCCGCCGGGCCGGGCTGGAATGTCGCTCCGCACCTGACGAGTTCCTTATAGAGCCATGGTGCTCCGTCGAGACCTGTGGCAGCTATGACAGTATCTGCCCTGATAGTCTGGTTGCAGATCTTAACCCCATGCACTCCCCTGCCGCCTGAGCCGTCTAGGATCTTGATGGCATCGCACCCTGTGATGAACGTCACTCCCTGCTGAGCGAGACTGGCCCTCATATTAGTGGCCCACTTGCGGATGCCGTCTGATCCGATATGCCTCAGAGGGTAGCTCGAGAACCGGAACCCATTCCTATTGAAACGATGATCCGAGGAGCATGTAACCTCAGGGACAATGACTCCCTCTGTCCCTGCGTAGTGGGCGACGGACTTGTCCACAGTCTCCATGATCTGTCCTGCCTCTGGGGGAAATAACTCCTCCATCTGAGTGCCTCTTGTAAGGCTGAGCGTGTTCTTGCCATCCGAGAATCCTCCTGCCCCTCCGATACCGCAGAGGATATTACACACCCCGCAGTCGCAATACTGATTCTTGGGGCATACCCTGTCCTCCATCGCGGGGCCTCTCTCGACGATAATTACCTTCTTGCCAGCCTGAGTGAGCTCAGATGCACAATACATCCCGGCTGGGCCTGCGCCAATGATGGCGATATCTCCATAGGTCTTCACGAATTGTACGCCTCCATGATTGCAGAGATGGTCGGATCCCACAGAGAGCCGATCTTCCCAGATCTGTCCTTGGCCATATAGCGAGTACCATCCTCGTTGATATAGTCATCAGTCAGGAGGTACCGGTGGATAGCGGTGGTCTCGAGACCATCCTCTCCCTCCTCTACGGCATTCTGCCGTGACAGACGGGCCAGTAGATCCACGAATGCGCCGCACTCGATACCGAGAGCCCCGGGGAGTGATGGGCACACGAGGTGCTTCTTCTCGTCGTATTTCTCGAGGGCGATCATGAACACATGGACACGTCTGTTCTCGTCCGGAAGATACGCGAGGTCGCGGAATGCACGGATGAGCTTCCGCATCTGGTCGCCGGTCTTCATCCAATCCTGACGGGTCGGCACAGGGGTCGATCCTAGATCGTTGTAGTGATCAGATCCCTCTGCGATCTCCCCGAGGATAGCTCCCATCGAGAACTTCTTCTGAACCTCGCTCAGACTATCGATGACGACGCACTTATAATACGTGTTATCGTTCAGGAGGAACTCGTATATCTTCTGGATCTCCTTCCACGAGTGAGGGCGCATCACGTCGATCTCCTTGCCCTCGAGGGTGGCCATGCCTGAATCCACGTCTATGAATAGGACTGGATTCGTCTCCTCGCACTCGAGTGCGGTACCCATGAGCCATGTCTTGCCTGCACCTGAGTCGCCATACAGGATAGCATTCCTGTGGCGCGATGCAGACGGCCTCCCAATCGGGAGCGGCGTCTCTGGCCTCTCGCCCGCGCGAGAGACGGGTTTCTTGGTCTTCTTCTCTGCCATTCAATTACTCCTTTACTGCGAATCTCCCATCCGTCCTCTTGACGAATGAGTTATCCAATAGGAACTGATAGTCTCCGCCCCTCTGCCACTCGATGCAGACCTCCCTGAATGAACATCCGGCGCATCGGATAGCATTGGGCTGGGGGAATATCTCGATATCCTTGCTCGACATCTCTCTGCACTGCCAGTAGGCTCGATGCAGCATGGAGCTGATCTGCTCCTGATTACGGTAGATCTTGTCTCTGAAAAATAGTGCCTCTCTGACCTTCGGGCCGGGCATCTGCTTCCTGAGGCCATTGTAGATGACCCCAATCACCGAATCCTCTATGCCCAGAGACTCGACCAGACCCTCGCCCAGCCATACCTGAGCCGTGAACTGGTGGTCGAGATCGAAGTGCTTGGTATTCAGACGACTATACGTCTTGTGTTCCAGAGAGAATACCTTCTCTGTGTTCAGATCCCGTACGATACCATCCAGTCTGGCTGTGAGGGTAAACTTTGATAGCTCATCGCTGTCTGGTATCGGGATCTTCCTGACAAGGGTCTGCTCAGTAGACAGAACCTCGAGATCGGGGTCGTCCCCATAGGCCTCAGAGTAACCCTCAAGCATAGACATGCCGAGGGCCTCAATCTTGGCCATCTCATTGAGGTCATCCGTCCACTGAGGGTCGATCTCCTTCCGTCTGGTCTTACACCACTTCTGAAAGACTGGTGCTGGGGCCACGGACTTGTCTTTGTAGAAGGCCTCGAGCCCGGCATGAATCCCAGTGCCGAGATCAAGAGCTGGGCTCAGGCGCACTGACCTGTATCCCAGTCTATAGCCAAGATGCCACGCCAGTCTACAAGACATACTATCCATCTGGCTAGGGCTCACGCCCTTTAAGTCAACATTCCTCATGACATCCCAGTGTCTGTTACCACCTCTATATATATCCCACTGTTCTGCCGCTCAGACATAAAAAAGGAACCGGACGAGTCAAAAGTAGTTGTGAACGATCAGTCTCATGATATACTAACTTCACAACTACTGTTAACTCACTAAACTCCTTGTGACCGGGAGAGCTCGGGAGAGCGGGCGAGGATCTCCTGAATGGTAACAGGGCGTTTCTCGGCTATGATATCCCTGACGTGATCCTCGACTGTATTCTTGGAGTGGATTATGATGATCTGAGTCTTGTCGCTCTTCTGGCCATGGCGTAGGATGCGCTTGGCGGCGTGCTCGTTACCAGCCGGGTGCCATGCTAGATCTAGGAAGATGGCCCTATCAGCCTCAGTCAGGGTCAGACCCTCCCCTCCTGTGCCATGGGTGACGACTATCACTCTGGCCACCCCGGCACGGAATGCAGAGAGGTTCTCCTCTCGCTCAGTGTGCGACATGTCACCAGTCAGGCCCACAGTCATGATATTATCCCTAATACTGAGGTGGGCCACGACGATGCCTGCCAGAACAGCATACGAGGTGAATATCACTACCTGACCGGGCCACTCATTTATGATAGGGGCGAGAAAATCCACCTTAGACATGCCGTCGTAGTCTGGGAACAGGAGCTGCGGGCTGAGGGCCAGCTGGCGTAGTCTGGTAATCTGAGCGAGGGTATCCATAGCCTCTACTCTGGATCCCTTGTATTCGCACATCCCTGTGTCACGCATCTCATTGTAGAGCCTCTTCTCCTCTCCGACCATGGGATATGGGATTATACGATACTCAGACGGGTTGAGCCCGAGCATTCCACGTCTGGACAGGACGTATGGCTTCAGAATGCGGTCGAGGTTCTCCTGCTCCCCCTGACGGATTCCGCGAATCTTCAGGCCATAGCCTGTGTCGTCGATATCGCAGAACCTGAATGCGAATCCCCAGAATGAGCCGAACCTCTTGGGATCGCACATATTCAGGAGTGGCCATATATCTGAGAGTTTATTTACAGTCGGGCTGGCCGTGAGGAGGAACAGGTTCTCAGCCCTGCGGGCTATCTTGCGCACAGTGGCAGAGACCTCTGTCTTGCGATTGCGGGAGTGATGAGCCTCGTCTATGATCACAAGATCCGCATGGATATCCTTCTCGTGTATGCCAGCCCTGTCGTAGTTAGTGATCAGGTATCCACCCTCCTCTCTCCACCATGCGAGTGTCTCGTCTCGCTTGGTCTCGCCCAGAACCCACCTCTTGGAGCCGGGGTTCCACTTCATCAGGTGCTCGGCCCATGTGTCTATCATAGTTGTGGAGCAGATAATGACGCACCTGTCTGGATCCAGACTGGTAGCAGCGGTCACGGCCATGACTGTCTTGCCTAGGCCCTGCTCGTCTGCCAGAATACCCCTGCCGACAAGTCTCAGCCACTCCACGCCCACCCTCTGGAATGGGAATAGCCTACAGTCTCCATCCCAGTCACTGGCTCTGGCTATTGTGAGCGTGGCCTCCTGCTTAGACTGGATCCCCGCGAACACGTCTGAGAGTGCTCCGGAGATCTCCATATCGGGGTTCACCTCGAGGAGCCTGCGTGTGATGTCACCACAGACTGGGAAAGAGTACCGTCCATGTATCAGGTCACGATATGAGTCCAGACTGTGTGGCACAATCATGTCTGGGCTGACACGCATCCTGCCCCTGCGGTCAAGGCTCAGCATTCAGACCTCGCTTCCTGAGATAGTAGATCACGTGCGCACAGGCTGAGCGGACATGTCGGCTCTTGTGCAGCCCTGTGGCCATCCTCAGGGCGAACGTCAGGACAGACGGCGACTGAAGGGCCATCCTGATATCCCTCTCAGCGCAGATGAGTTCCACGGCCCCGATGACCTTGATAGGAGGCCCATAGTCTGAGTTCCTGCCCGGGCGGACGTGGAACTCCTCTATGACCACAACCTCTGGAACCCAGAAGTCTATAAAATCACGAATCTCTATATGCGTGCGGGCCTCCCGCCCGCCGGTGAAACCATCCCTGAATACGCACATACCCGATACACGCCCCGGGTCTATGCCCACAACGATCATGGGGAGTTATTTAGCTGGCTGAATATATAATGCGTGCTATCCCTCTAACGTCTGTGTAGAGAGACGTCTGGATTTTTCAGGAAAGACCACTAAACCTGAGCCAGTTTTGGCAATCAGTCCAGATACCCTAGTGATCGGACGTGTTCAGTCCTGATAGCGCCCGGGCGAACGCTTTGCCACTTCCTTGTCACGATCAGGCCAGAGGGTCTCTGATCAAAAATAGAGGGAGTCTATTTGGACTGGACTTCAATCCAGACGCCCTTCCCATCGACGTTGAAGTCGTAGAACTTTCCATCACTCATGATGAACCTGAATGACGGATAGAACTGGTGGCCGGTATACTTGCTCTGGCCCTGTGCGTATGAGTACGTGTGGGTGGGCTCGAAGAACCCAGCCGTGGGCATCTGAAACATCTCCTTCGGGGAGCCGTCCATCCAGTCGATCTCAACATTGACGACCCCGGGGTGATCCGCCGCCGGTACTCCAGCGACGACCATGAGCTTCGCCGTGACTGGAGATACTCCCTTGGTCTCAGCAGGGGTCACCATATATCCCGGATTCCATCCAGAGATGGATATGGGAGCCCCGAGGACTTTAGGCACGACTGTCTGATTGACAAGCCTCCCGCCTGTGATGAGTGTTATGACCATACCGAACAGGCCCATGGCGGGGACTAGGATATCTTCTGCGGGGAACTGGATTGAGTTGCCGTAGAAGTATTCAACTGTCATTACAACAACAGCGACGACGAGCATCAGCAGGAACTTGGTCATGTCCCAGTCCTCTGGATTCGCACCGTACTTCCGCTGGTAGTACGTCATCACCCCGATTAATGCCACTACGATGAGTGTCAGGATGATCTGTATAATGTTTGCTTCCATTTCGATTCACCTAGCGCTAGGGCATCGGGCACGCGGGCCGTCATCACCCATAACAGAGGATAGACGGTGAGAGTATTTAATAGTTCCTAGTCAGACGACGAGTCTGGGTTTATGACCGTCCCGTCTGCCTCCTCTATCTGATACTCATCTCCAATTCTGAGTCCTTGATCATAATAGTACCCCGTATAGAATGGCGTGAAGTCATCGAATCTGATATCTACACCGGGAGCTACCGGGAATGGAGCCCACCACTCATAGGGATAGAGACCATGTGGCATCGTGCAGACAGGGATGAGACCGACAAGTGGTACTCCATACTCGTCTGTGGCAAACGACGGATACTCGTATTGCTCGTATGACATGATGCCCAATACAAAACCATGAGCATTAGCAGGAGTGGTGAACGATATTTCGTGCCAGTCATTCAGCCCCGGGCCCCAGCTCTCAATTTCGGTGAACCCGGTTCCCGCGTCCCACTGACAGATCTCTTCATTAATATACCAGCCCTGCCCGATGAAATTACCGTATACGTTATAAAAACCAACGAATAACCTGTTCTCTGATACTCCTGTAAGGAGTTCTCCTGTCTCGCAATAAAAAAATCCTGAGACACTCTGACTCGGTAGACAACTACCATAGACACCAGTCCAGATTCCCTGATCTGAAGGGTCATAAACTCTCAGACAATAGTCTCCACTATGCGGGATGCCAGATCCACCATCAAGACCCCAGCCCGACCAGCAGGTAGTAGTCTCGCAGTCCTCGCCATGTGGCATGAGGTTCGCTATGTAGAACCTAGAGTGGGCAGTATTCTCCCCTATGACTGCTCTCTGACCAGCGAGATCCCCTGTGAGCATGTGGATATATTTCCCAATGAGGTTGTGAGAGGCCCAGTGATTATGGACGTCCTCGACATAGGACATCTCCTCGGGGTAGGCATGAATGCTCTGCCTCTCCATATCGACTACACTCGTGATCCATGGGGTCTCGTACCCAATATAGAAGGCATCGATTAACTGAAGGTCTGGACTAATCTGATTGTCGTGGTAGTTCACAGACCACAGGCCAATCGTGGCGTCCATTGGGATAGTGACCACGCCATCTATCTCTGAGGCCGCGATAGTGCTCACTGGGAGGTTGAGAACCTCACTAGACTTGAATAGCCTCGCATTGATGCGACTTATCGGAGAGGTGAACGGGAAATTAGTACCTATGAGGGCATAATCAATAGTCTTCGCACGCCTGCCAGTAGTCGGGATTATAGCTATCAGAGTGGCTGGGTCGGGTGGGACTGGGCTCTCCCCGGATCCGTCAGTCGATACTATGTTCAGTTTGTTATTCTTATCCTGAATCAGTGCCACGAGATCCCCAATATTAACGTCTGCGGTCTTTATGACCGTGGGTTTCCACGTGGGATTAGTCAGCACGGTATCTCCCACCTCGGGGTTTACCTGCTTGATTAGGAACTGCTTTCCACTGGCATTCCTCTTGAGTATTACCGGGTCACCGATCTCTATCCCCATTAGGGGTTCCTCACGATCTTCGTTATACCACGCTCAGTCTTTACTGTGACCGCTCCACCATCGATCCTCAGGACTGTGGCGACCTCGCTCTGAGCCAGCTTGGCGAGCTCCCCCTGAACGATAGACTGAGTCTCGCTTATGGTATCAGTGAACACTCGATTTAGGTTGAGATAGAACTTGAACTGATCGTATGGGACAATAGTGCAGACTACCTCATTAGTGGTACCGCCATCGGCATAGTTGTAGTTTATCCCCACTATTCGATAGGTATTGTTTGGTATCTCGTTCCCATATCCTGAGAACACGAGTTTCTGGAGTAGACGGAGATCAGACCTCAGATTAAATGTGGCATTCCACGTCTGGATCTGCTCGCAATAATAGGCATAGATATCAGCGCATCTGGCGTCGCACTCCTCCTGAGAGGCGATGTCCTGATTTATCTCATAGTATTCTACAGGGATCTCCGAGGTGGGAGTGGCCGGTAGGACTGACTGATACCACGTGCCCTCGAGAGACTGACATCTGACTGTGACCTTGTTATATCGCTCCTCTTCTCTGCTCTCCTGAGTCACCGGGGACACCAGATATGGATCCGGTTCATGAATAGTCTGAGCTGCTGGTAGGTCTAGTCCGTATGGGGCCGCGAGGTCAATATTCGCCTCTGGGATGAAATACGCCACAGTGCGGGTGCCGAGAGTCCTTACCATGAAGACATAGCGAATATACTTGCAGATGCGCTCAATAGCCTGCATCTTGGTGGTCTTCTCCTCGAAGTCGAACTCCACTGCGATGGGGTCACTCGTGGCAGACCAGTCGACAGCTGTAATCCTATATGGGAGGATACCAGTCATCCTCTCATACTGACTCCCTGTGTCGTCACCTCCGAGCAGTCGGCAGACGTACTCGTGCGGCAGGACTGGATCCACTGTCCCGGTGACGTCCATAGTGTGTCCGTCTGCTGTGGCGTAGAAGACCCCGTTTACCAGAAGTTGCTCATCGTCTTGGAAATAATGCCCACTTATTGGCACTCCACTGGTAACAGCGATGATAATGTACGACCCCTCATTCACAGGCCAAGAACCTATGAGATGGTTCTCGATTATCCTCGCTATGTGGCCGGTGCTCGCCCCCTCTATGACTTGTCCGACCTCCCAGTATAGCGGAGACTGAGGATAGTGATAGTAGAGCATGTATCTGTAGTCTACCATCTGATCCTCAGGGGTGAGAAGCACCATATTGTCGTCTGTGAGATACTGCATCGTGAGATACCATGAGTAGTCGAATGCAGTGATCGACTGGAAGTCGCCGTCGGCCCCGTACGTGGATTTCCCAGATGGGAAGAACCCCACGAACACAGACTGAGGGGTACCTGTGTAGTCTGGGATCTCGAAGTTAATGTGACGGAAGTATGTGCCGGGCATATGCAGAGCCGTATCAAAGAGGAATGTGGCTCTGGCCATCTTATCGGTCATAGTCTGACTGACATCTCCAGAGATCACCCAGCTGCCAGAATACGGAGGCGGGATGAATATATTGGCCTCCGGGGTAACGGGCCTGACGATAGCTGTCTGCTCGACTGCTGCGAGAGCCCAGTCTAGAAGTTTCGACGGGGTGGCATGCACGTATAATGGATCCACTTCTGTACTAATCTGGAAAGAGACCTCTCCTCCTATAGATTTCGCATTATACTGGTCGAGCGCCCCGACCACATACCCCGCTATAGGATATCCTACCATGGCAGATCACCCGAAACAATCAATCCTGTCACCCTCTACGAATTCTCCAGTGATATTACTGACAAAGAAATATCCGCAGGCCGTGCCTCCCCATGCTCCAGAGGTCAGAATCATACTCACTATGACCGCAGTCGCCAGAGATGGATATCCTCGGATTATCTCCCCAAACACCGGCTCGTGCACACCATTTTGGAATCTCAGGGCATGCGTCGCCGTAGAGGGAGCGATCAGGATCTCATTATCCTGAAAGTCTCCCACGATATCTTCGAGGACGATATATCCTCCTGCATTCGCACTGGCCCATGACCCTGAGTTCAGAATGATATTCTTGATAGTCCCCGTGGCCTCCGAGGTGAGACCAGTGAGCGTGCCGCCCATATCCGGCTCCACCCCACCCAGCTGGAACTGAATGCCATTGACTATACTCCACTCAACCTCTGGGATCTCGATGTGCCAGTCAATGTCAATATAATACATCACAGACGATAGCACTACAGTGGCCGGGGCGACTGTTACTGTGGAGATCAGTGAGCCCACACTCCCGGTCAGGATCGCCGTCGCGGGAGCGACCACTACCCCGAATGCGCTGCCTGAGATACTCGGGGTCGCTATTGCTGTCCCAGATGAAACTACGACGTCGAATCCAACACCACTGGTATTGAACTTGTTTCTGGTATTATAGGCCCCTCGGTTGAATTTCATAGTGTCTCTCTATTTCGGTATCTCCCACGTCCCGGCGCTCTCTGCATCGGCCCATCTCTGTTCGAGTGCCAGCCTCTCCTTATAGACTCTCACCCTGACTAGTTCGATCTCGTCGAGCCCGCTGACTCTCTGGGCCTCCAGTGCTGCGGACTTGTCTCTCAGGAACTGCGCCTGCCTCTCGACGAGTGCTTCCTGCTCCATCCGGTCGATATAGTCCCCGACCAGAACGGCGGTCTTCTCGTTCTCCGTCATCCTGACGAATTCGGGATAACTCTCGAACTTCGCCTGTAACGTCGCAATCTTGTCATCTTCAGACATCGCAATGAACTCATCGACTTTCGCCGATTCGATTGGTTTGATTTCTTCCATGTCTCCCATATCGTCACCTCAATGTTATGTCGTATCCGCCGCTCTTCTGGCGTTCTCGCAGCGCTACGAGTGCCTCCCGCTCTTTTAACGACATCTTCTCGAACCCGCGCATCTTCTCCATCCAGTGAAGGTCGAAGGCACGCCGTTTCGGTTCCGCTTCCTCACGCTCTATCTGTTCGCGCCGCTCCGCGATAATG